ATAATTTGTTTTTATGATTTTCTTTTTGTACCGGTATGGTACGGGATTAATAGACCAGATATAAGTGCTTTTATGGACGTAATAAACTCTACAGAAGATACATTAGTACAGTTAGAGTTAATGAAAAAGTTAACGGGTCAACACAGTCCGTTCACTTTAATGGGAGGTGGATTGTTTCACCTAGCTTTTGGTGCTATCCTAACAGGTAGTGCAGTAGGACTTAATAAATAGGAGACATACTATGAAGAAAAGAAAAGGTAAAGGCGGTAAAGGTCGTGGTGGAAAAGCACCTAGGTATTAATGGGAGCTCCAGTAAAATCAGGGGATAATCCAAGAAGAGCTGCGTTCTTACAACGTATGGGTGCAGCAAAAGGACCTCAATATAAAAAAGGTAAAAAAACCCCTTTGCTTAAATCTTTAAATGCTTGGGGTGCTTCTAGCAAATCAGATGCTATTAAAAAAGGCAAAGCAATAAGCAAAAGAAATGCTGCTAAAAAGAAAAGGACTAAATAATATGAAAGGTGTTAAACATTATAAAAGAGACGGTACATTATTTACAGGAAATTCTCATAAGATGGCTAATGGTACTTTACATACAAATAAAACACACACCAAAACAAGTGTTAAATTATTTCACCTTAAAGACTTGAGCAAGAAAGCACAAGTTAAAGCTAGAGGTAAATAAAAGAAATGAGTGATGAACTTACGAGAATACAATTGCAATTAGACAAACACTCCGGACAAATAGCAAAGCTGTTTAGCAAGATTGATGATACTAATTTATGTATACAAAAGATTAACACTTCTTTGCTTCAAATTAAATGGGGTGTCTTTGGTGCATTTGCTTGGTATATTATAGGACAAGTAGGAATTATTGAAGCAATGAGGTTAGCAGTATGATAGGTTTCTTAACAAACGTAGCACCAATAGCTTTAGGTTTTATAGCTAAACTGTTTGCACTTAAAAGTCAAGCAGCAGCAGAAAATCAAAAGTTAATGATACAGAATTTACAAGTACGGAATGATTCTATTAATCAAGCTAGAGATAGGGCAGATAAAGAGAGTCCAATGGCTGCACTTAACAGAAGAGTTATTATATTTGTCATATTAGCACTTATAATATTTACACAAGTAGCTCCAGTATTTTTTAATGTGCCTACAGTAATACCTACAGTAACAGAAGGTTTTAGTTTCTTTGGTATTCAATTGTCACCAGACGTAGTAGATTATGTAACAATTCAAGCAGGGTCAGTTTTAAAGATGGATGAAATCTTTGGGTGGGCTACAATGATAATAGAGTTCTATTTTGGAGCTCAATTAGCTAAAGGAAAATAATATGACATATAGAGAAGTTATTAACAGCGTTTTAAGAAGATTAAGAGAAGAAACTATAGATTCAGACTGGTCAGGTAATCTGTATGACTCTGTATCTGTGTCAGACTATCAAAAATTAATAGGTGAGCTAGTTAATGATTCTAAAAAGAATGTAGAGTCGTATCACGATTGGAACGCTTTAAGAGAAACCTTTAATATTAAAACAGCTGCAGATAATATGCAATACACTTTAGGTGATGCTACTAGAGGTGCGGGTGTAACTTTTAAAGTATTAGATGTTATATGTCAAGATACAGGACAAGTATTAGAACAAGTTCCTAATGATTGGATAAACGAACAAGTGTTTCCTCTAACAAACAAAGTTAGTGGTCTTCCTGTTTATTATGCCTTTAATGGAATATCTCAAGCGAGTACAAGTAGAGAGCCTGACTTTAATATTGATTTATACCCTGTTCCTAATTCTGAGCAGATTATATCAGTAAACATAGTAGGGGCTCAAAAAGAATTAAAAACAGCCGCACAGGTACTTAGAGTGCCTTCACAAGCAGTAATTTTAGGTGCTTGGGCTCGTGCAATATCAGAACGTGGTGAAGACGGAGGAAGTCTATCAAGTGCTATTGCAGCAGAAGCTAGAGACTCTTTAAACATTGCAGTACAATTAGATGCTGGTAATATGATTTATGAACAAGACTGGGTAGTTGTCTAAATGGCATTAGAAGCTAAACAAATACAAGCTGCTTCTTTAGACACTATTGGTGTCAACGGATTAGATACGCAAACGACAGCAACATCTTTAAGTCCTAATTGGTTTATTAAGGCAGACAATGTTGTTTATACAGAAGGCGGTAAAGTAGCTTTTCGTAAAGGTTTAAAACAAGGTACATTAAATGGTGGTGCTAAAGTAGGTTCTATAGTAGAACATATTGTTGGTTCAACTACTAAAGTATTTAGTGGTGTTGGTACTAATATTTATACTCTTGATTTAAGTGATAAAGATAATGCTTGGACAAATGCTTTTGCTACTGGTGCTTCTTCTTCTGATTGGCAATTTAGAAATTTTAATAATAATTTATTAGCAGCACAAACATCTTCAGATATTTTAAGGTACAAACATAGTACAACTACTTGGCAAAAATTAAAAGATGTATCAGGTTATTCAGCTCCTCCCGGAGTATCTACATTTAATCCTAGTTGTGTACTTGGTTTTTATGGTAGAGCTTGGGCGGGTGGCATTAGCGAAGAAAATGATGTTTTATATTATTCTAAATTATTAGATGAAACATTATGGGCTACTTCTGATACTGGTGGTTTTATAGATTTAAAATCTGTATGGGGTCAAGATGAGATTGTATCTATTGAGGCTTTTGCAGGAAAACTAGCAATCTTTGGTAAAGAGAATATTGCAATATATAATAGTCCTGACATAATTGGTAGTATAGCTTTAGATGAAGTTATAAGAGGAATAGGATGTGTTTCAAGAGATTCTATACAATCTATTGGAGATGACTTATATTTCTTATCAGATACAGGTGTTAGGTCTTTATTTAGAACTACTCAACTAGACAAATTACCTTTAACAGAAAAATCTATAACTATTAAAGATGAATTAATAGCTAACATTACTGGTAGTACAAATGTTAAATCAACATTTATGCTTAATGAAGGTCTTTATTTATTATCTTTTGTAGACAGAAATGTTACTTATGTTTTTGACACTACATATAAAACAGAAAAAGAAACACCAAGAATATCTAAATGGAATTTTACAGATAATAGAGAACCAGCAAGTTTAGCATATACTGAAACTTATGGTCTTTTAGTAGGACAGCAATCAGGAAGAGTTGCTACTTATGAAGGATACTTTGATGTAGATTATAGTGGTTCTAGTGTTTATACTCATAATAGTTATACAGTTAATTTTTCAACTGTTTGGATTGATTTAGGACAAGGTGTTCAATCTTCTATACTTAAAAGATTAGTAATGGTTGTAGCTGGTGGTCAAGGAACAGACGTAGGAATTAGGTTATATAAAGATTTTGAAATGATTCCTAAAATAACACCTACGTTTAAACTTAATCCTACTTTAAGCGGAGAGCCTTCATACTGGGGAGCAACCTTTGCTAAATACGGACCAATTTCAGGACATACACATAATGCAGCAACACATCCAGCTGCGTCTAAGTATGCTCCATTACACGGCTTTAAAGAGAGGTCAATACCATTAGCAGGTAGTGCTAAATACATAAGATTAGAATGGGACGCAGTAACTAAAGGTTATAAAGCATCATTACAATCATTATCATTATTATTTAAACAGGGCAAAATATTATGAGTAATTATACAATAGCGGTAGGCTGGTCAGGAAAAGATGCCCTACCAGATTCAGACGCAGGAAAAATAATTTCAGGCACAGATTTTAATACTGAGTTTACAGCAGTTAGAACAGCTTTAAATTCTAAAGCAGATGCAAACGGAAGTGCTTCAGAAAACTTTTCTGCAAACGCATTTACGGCTGTTTCAGCGGTTATTGATGGCGAGGAAGTAGCTACGTTAGCTTCACCACAAACGTTCACTAAAGCTCATCCTACGGCTGCTGAGACTATAACATTATCATCACCACAAACAATTAATTGTCTTAACTCTAATGTTTTTATTGTTAGTGTCCAAGGTAATCACGCACTTAATTTGTCTAATATGACAGCAGGAGTAGAAGCGTCTTTCTTAATAAAGAATACTGGGGCTTACGATATTGCGTTTAGTACAGATTTTTCATTTATAGGTGGTCATAACCCAACAATAACATCAGGTGCTAACAAAGTAGATTTATTAAAATGTGTTTCAGATGGAACTAAAATGTATTGTAACATTGCTCAAAACCTAACTTAAAGGAATAAAATGGCAGGATTTTTTAACACAAGTTGGAATATAGGTAACGCTTTTAATTCTCCTTTTTCTATGGACCAAGGAGAGCTTACAAACCAAGAAAGTTTTCTTCCTATGGAAAAAGATGCTAGAGGTTTAGTAGAGCGTCCCGGAGGCTATGGTCCTACCGGAACTCCTACTTGGGGAGCTCCTACTGGTTACGACCCTAGTCAACAACAAAGTAATATATTTAATCCTTATCAGACAGGTGCTAACAGTTATTATAATCCTTATAGTTTTGGTCAAAATACTTACGGTACTCAATATGGTGGTGGTCAACAGCCTTGGTGGATGAATTACAATATGGGAAACTCTGTTGTTAATCCTCCTAACATACCAACAACTAGTATTGAACCTGAACCTCAAGGATATAGTGGTGGACAAGGTACTGGACCTGACGGCAAAGATTTAACTTATGCTGAGACTATAAAGTATTTTGGTTTATATGACAACGCTGAAGCTGCTCTTGCAGCAGGAGATTCACAAGCAGCTTATAGAAAAGACCATATGCAATGGAGAAGTGGTACAGGTAATTATGAAGGAGAAGGACCGGGTCAAGGAGATTATCCGGGTCGTCCAGACTTAGGGATTGCTGGAGATGCACAAAGAATGACTGATTTAATGGGTTTTCCAAGTGCATTAGTAGACCAGTTTAAAGGTTTGTTTTCAGGCGGTGGTAGTGGAATGAACTCTAATTTTCTTAATCAAGAAAGAGGTGTAGAAGGTTCTGTACCAATGCTTCCTCCTCAACAACAAACAATGCAATCTTATTTAGATGATAGCCAAAAATATAGTATGAGAAAATATGATGTTAATAACTTACAAACAGCAATTGATTCTGGTGCAATAAGTTCAGATAGAGCTGAAGTTTTAGCCCCAAAAGAATTTGATATGATGATGGCTATGCTTCCTTATGGAGAAAGAAGTGGTCGTGGACCTTCAGGTCCTATACCTGATTTGTTAAAACAATCTACTTATCAAGATAATACTGCTAGGTTTCCTTCACCTTTTAATCAAAATAATAATTATGAATATTTTCAAGATTTAAGTGGTAATGAGCCGTTAATTATGTCGCAATCAATGACTGCAGAAGAACAAGCAAGGAACGGAACAAACAGAAGCCTTTTTACAGGTGTTGCACCTAGCACTAATCAATATTCTGCTAATGATAAAGACAATATATTTATTGAAAATTTAATTAAAAACGGAACATTATCAGCAGCAGATGCACCTATGGCACAAATAAATCCTTATGGTATGACTGACAATGGTATGACTCGTCCTGCTACAGAACAAGAGTATGCTTTTAATGCTCTTAATAATAATTATCCTAAAAATATGTTTTTACAAGATTATCAAAAATCTTTAGCAGACACAGAAACAGCTAGAATAGCGGCAGAAAAACAAGCAGCTGAACAAGCACAAGCTGATGCTTTTATAGCAGCACAGAATGAAAGAAATAGAGAAGCGGCACAAGCAGCAGCAGCAGAAAAAGAAAGACAGGCTACAGCAGCTCAATCTCGTATGAACGATAGATATGAAACTGGACCAGTAACACCAAACATATTTACATCTAAACCACAAACAGTAAGTAGTCCGGGTGCTTCATACAATGGATACAGTAATGTTTATGGTCAAAGATTTGGATTATAAAATGAATATAATTAAGGAGATAAGATAATGAGTATATGGACAACTTTAATAGGGGCAGGATTACAACTTTATGCTGGAAATCAAGCAGCAAGTGCCGCTACAAGTGCAGCTTCAGATTACAACACAGCATTAATAGAAGCAGCTAAACCTAAGAGTGTCTATGACCCAACAGCAAGTGCTATATGGGACGAAGAAACGCAGTCTTATGTTTTAGCTCCTTCTCAGCCTATGATGGGGCTCTTTGGAGCTAATCTTCAAGATGCTTATAGACAAAGAGCTATGATTGAAGGTTATATGTCAGACCCAGAGTCTGCGGCTCAAGCTAGATTTGCTAAAACAGAAGCGGCTATGCAACCTTATAGACAAAGAAAAGGACAAGGATTATTAGGACAACTTTTAAAAGATGGAACTGCAGGTTCTAGTTTAGGTGTTGCAGCTATAGAAGAAGATGAACTATCAAACAGACTTTATGATGCTACAAGATTAGATGCTGAAAGGGCAGGTGTTCAAAATGACATTACTAATTACATTAATCGTTCTAATATGGCGGCTCAAAATGCAGAAAGATATGGTTCTATAGGTCAAAACTTAGCTAACATAGGTACGGGTTTAGGTAGTGATGCTTATACTGCAGCTTCTATGGGTGGAAAAGGTTTAATGAGTGCTCAAGCACAACAAGGATTTGCTCAAGCAGGTTTACCTTATGCTATAGGACAACAGCTTATGGGATATCAAAAAGACCCTATGGAAGATATTAAAGCACAGAATAAATATTTATCTAATTTAGGCTACAGACAATAATAATGATTTTAGGAGATAACTAATGGGAATGTTTGATGGACAAGGAGTAGATGGACCAGCTCCAACTAATGCAGCAGAAATGATTAGAGGCGGTGCAAGAGGTCTT